TCTCCACTTTTAACCCGTTTAAGGAATTCATTAGTGACGAGATTATGTAACTCATTAAACTGCTTCTCTGTTGCTTTCATTTTCTTCTGTTGAAGTTATCTGTTCATCATGAGAATTTCCCATACATGAACCACCCTTCCAATCCATGCCAACGGCTGATGGTTCTACATCATTTAGCCAGTGTTGAACAGACAGGAAGCAACCACCTTCTGGACCTGCTTTAGCAGAGTGTTCATTTGAAGGTAATACTCGTACTTTTTTATGGTGAGCAGCTGATAAATTACTATTAGAATCAGCTTGATTTGCAAACCACATAGGTAAGATTGTCTTACCATCTAAGTAAAATTCAACGCCTCTTAACGCTACTTCATAAGAATCAACATTAGGGTGAGTATGTGGTGGAATATAAGTATTTGGAGTTACAGTAACAAGTTCTACTTGAAATTGTTTATACCTATAAATACAAAGTGAAGTTAAACCTTCTACAAAATGTAAAGATCTATTTAATGGTACATAAGGGCTTACACCTTCTTCCATATACCATTCTAAGAAATCTGTCAATTCATCGTTGAATTCTCTTCCAGTACCGTCTTTCATGCTCTTCTTTTCTTTTTAGCTGCATTTGCCGCTTTTTTTCTTTTAGCCTTAGCTAAGTTCCAACCAGGTTTACCAGGAGTAGGTTTCTCATAGTAAGGAGCCTCAGGATCTTTCTTTTTTGATTTAGCCATTAGGAAAATAGTTTTTCTTTTACAATTTTAAGTGCCTGATCGTCTAGTTTATTGTCAGTTCTAGCAACATAGGCTTCTAATAGATCTACTACAAGCTTCTTGACTGAATCTGACTTCAAGAAGGCGAATAGGATGGGCTTGATTAATACGATCATGATTTGTTAGGGCATGTAATTTTAGGTTTTTGCCAAGGTTTATACCAAGGCTTTGGAGGTGCAGTACATTTCTCAATTTTCTCTTTAGCTTTTAAGAAACTAGCAATGGGTATAACATCACTACACACATGATATACCCGTGAACCAGGAACTAACATGAAACCTTTCTGTTGTAAGGCTGCACATTCTTTAACTCTAACTAATTCATAGTCGAGTTTCATTTTAGCTTCCTGACGTGCTGCTATAGATTTACATCTTTCTACAATGGAACCATCAAGTGGAACCATAAAATTAATCTGGAATCCCCAGTTTTCAGCTACTGTATAGCTTGATTGACTCATATCTTCATCGAATGGTGTAGTATGATTCCCCATATAGAATGGAGAGAAGGTCATAGTACTACCATTACAACTGATATTTGGTCCCATTATTTGTCTACTGGGTGCTCCATTGTTTTGAAATTGTACAGCTTGGTTTGTTACATTTCCCGTCGCAGCCGCAACTGGATTTGACGTATTCTGTACTTCAGGTTCTGCATAAGCAGGTAAACCTATTGAGAGAAGACCGATAAGGAGGTAGTAGTAGCGGTAGTTTCTATTGTTCTTTCGATTTCGGTTACTTCTAGTACCTGACTTGCAGCTCTTGTTATAATCTCTAGTGAGAAATCTGAACCAGGAGTTGTCATGGTGAATACCGAATCGGAATCTGCTATACCACCGGACGAGGTGGATGTATGGGTTATATTGTCCCCACTCCACTTGTTCAATGCTGACCCGTAGGTTGTTATCGTTATATCTTCTTCTATATCCTGTTGAGTTGTCGTTGTTGAGTTCATCGAGCCTTGGGTGAATTGGGGCGTGACCAACTCGGCTCTCGCTACCATGGGTGATGTTAGTAGGAAGAGTAGTAGCCATTTTTTCATTCTTCCTTTTTCTTTACCATAGGACAGTTGACGGGTGTATTGTTACCTTTTTTATTATTACCAGTGGTCAAGCCAAAAGTGGCCAGTGCACCCGTAAACACACTTGCCACGAACGTGATATCTGAGTTACCAGATTTCTTAACCATAGGTATTTCTACATAATTTAAAGTTATAATAAAGCCACTCCAAACAACTACGCCAAGTCTTACGAATGTGCCTAGAATCTGGATTTGGGCTTCTTGATCCTCTATTCCGTCTTTAAGTTTTCGGATGAGTCCTTTTTTTTCTTCCGGTTTTCTTTCCATTTGTTGACCTTAGCTTGTAATTGCTTTTGGACTTTCTTTTTAATTGGCTCAAATAATGTTTGAGTAACAGAGGTGGTTGCCACTGCCACTACAGCTGTTGTTACAGCCGTTACCACTACCGCTGTTTCAGGTATTGGCATCTGTATATCTAATACAGGAATCGTTAATTTAGGTGGTTCTGGCTCTTCTGTTGTAGGTTCTGCCTCAGTGTCCTTAGGACGTTCCAAATCAGCTGGGGGTATAACCATAGGTTTATATGCTGGAACGTCCGCTGTAGGTGGTTTAAAGTATATATGAGGTATATCTAGAGCCTTGGGCAGGGTAGCTCTAGGTATTTCTATCAAAAGAATTTACTCGCACAGTAAGTACTATATTTATTACGTTCAGTATCATCAATTCTAGTTCCTTTATAATAAGCAATATCACATATTGTACCTGAATAATCATGGTTACTAGTAGTACCATTGAAGTTAAAAATATTAAGTGAATCGAAGTCACTAGCTAAACTAGAAGGTAAGCTGCTACAAGTATCTCTCTCAGCCCAAGAAGATCCGTCATACCAAGCTAATTGGCCACTTGCTCCGTTTGCACTCATTCGAACTAACAGTATACCTTTCCGTGGGTAAGATGCCCAACTTCCTGCACTACCAAATACTTCTCCATATTCATTACCCCAAGTGTGGTCACCAGTTGAGTCTAATGACCATGAACCAGTTTCTGCACTACCTCTAGTATGAATAAAAGCACCATCTCCATGAGTACCACCACTGTTCTGTGAAGTTTTTCTCATCATCATCATAACTGACCAAGCTTCAGTACCATCCCAGAAAGTATCTTCTGATTGAGTACTTGTTCTTAAACCTGTGTCTCCAGCAGTTGTTGTTAATGATTTCTGATTGCCCATATTACCATCGGAAGAAGCATAAGTCATTTCACCTGTTCCTGGAGCTGCTACCCAGTTAGCACCTGAGCCACCTTTTTCTGCTGTCCATGAAGTTGTACTTACAATATTATCACTAGGCCAATAATGCGTAGTATTTGAATAATCAAAAACTTGTATTCCGGCTGCTAATTTTGTCCAATCCGTACCATCATGAACATACTTTCTATTATCAGCAGTGTTCCAATATTTTGAACCTTCTGTAGGTGTTGGGCTAGTAGGATCGGCACTTTGTTGACCGTAATCAATCGTACCTTTTACATATAATGGTGACATTTAACTGACCTCCGTAAGATTAAATTTATATTTTTTACCATTCCTACGGTTAATAAGGAATAAATCATCTTCACCTTCTTGAATAGTATATTTACCCCAGGTTCCATCAACATCATTAACAGAACCTTCGTTTGATAAATGTAAGTCATTTGTATGGATATTTCTAAATCCAAGTGAAGATGAACCTAGATCATATGTATTATTAGCATTTGGTAGTAAATGGCCACTAGCGTCAATCTTCATGCGCTCAGTACCATTAGTTAAAAACTTCAGATAACCACTACCACCGTGAGAACCATCTATTGATGCAACATTACTATTACCGAAATAGAATCTTCCTGTATCTTGTACTCCTACATTGGCGGTTGTAGATAATAGTCCAGTTACAGTAACTCCGCCTGAAGTTGTCTCTAATTTCTTAGCATTATCATAGTAAAGTTCACATGATCCATCATTGGTAAATCTAGCTTTAGTTTCTGTACCATTTGCATTAGTTATATATAAATTAGCAGCTCCACGAATAAATAAATCACCTGTTCCAGTATCATCAATATATGAATTAGAACCATTATGGAATATTTGTAAATCTCCACCAGTACCAAATGAAGCTTTAACATCATCTGCAAATTCTAATGCATCATCTGACTCATCCCAAATTATATCTCTTCCTGCATTACTCTGGTTATCAAAGGTTACATCAGCAGTAAAGGTTGTTAAATCTACAGTTGCCCATGTTAAACCACCATTATTACCACTTTGTTTTTGTAAAAATTGTCCGTTAGAACCTGCATTAGATATATGTAGATTATCTTCGTCAACTGATTCAGAAGACATATGTTCTAAATCAACTGCACCTGCAGCTATATGCTCAGAATTGATGACATCATCTGCTATTTTAGCAGCTGTAACCGCATCTGCAGCTATATCAGCTGTCTTTACTTCAGCATCTTTTATACTTAAAGAAGTTATTTCTGTTAATGCCATTTATTTAGCCTCCAATGCTGCAACTTTTGCTTCAAGTGTTTCTATTTTAGCAACTGCTTCTTGTAAAGCAGCGGTTAATAGAGGTGTGAGTTTAGAGTAATCCATAGATTGATATTTAGGATCATCTTTTTGTTCTTGTTTATAGTCTCCATTATCTATATCAGCTTGTGTAACAACAGCATCTTTAGTACCATCTACACAAGAAGGTATAACATTTTGTACTTCATGTGCAAAGAATCCATCAATTAGTGTCTTAGATGAGTCTTCTTTCCAGTTAAATCTAATAGGTCTAAGTTGTTTTAACTTTGTTATACCATCAGCAATGGTGACATCATTCTCTTTCTTTCTATAGTCAGAACCAGAGTTAAAAGTAGTTGAACCAACATCAACACTAATATTACCTTGATCTCCACCAGCTCTAACGAAGGCTACAACAACTCCAGTATCATTTCTACCAAATGAAGAATATGAACCTGCACTATTAACGAATATTCTACCATCTGTTTTAAGACTTGAACCTACATTCGTATCACCTCTACCTGGTTCTTGGTCAGAACCTCCGACAATAATACCTGTGCCGAATGTTTCTAATTGCTTAACATTATCATGATATAACTCACACGCTCCGTTAGCTAAAACTCGCAAGCCGTTTTCATTGGAATTAACAGTAAATGTAAAACTTCCAACATTTGTGAAAGTTCCGCCATTATCAATTCTTAAATCGAAGTCATCCGTAATAGGGCTTTTTAAATCAATAAATGCACCAGCTGATCCTCCTAATTCGATAGTTCCTAAACCATCATCAGCCTCAATCATCACACCTAAATTACCAGATGCTTTCTTAACTGTTAACTCATCAGTTGTTACTCTACCTGTTACATCTATTCCGTCACTGACTGTATCTAATTTCTTATTACCATCGTAGTAGAGCTCTACGGCTGCATTAGGAGTCATCACCACCATATTTTCAGTTACGGCTTGGAATTTTGTTACTATATTTGAGGAGTGAGACCTGAATAGATTGCAACTATTATCAGGGCTATGTCCAATATAGAAATCAGCCGTACCAGTATCACCAAATTTTATATAGTTATTATCAGCTATTTGTACATTGCCTGTTACAATTACTCCATCGGAAGCTGTCTCTACTTTCTTACTGTTATCATGGTAGAGTTCAACAGCACCATCACCTACACATACAATAGCTTTATCACTTGTTTGAGTATAAATGTTGATATCATCTGCTGCTCTTATATGTAAGTCATCACCATTACCTTGAATGTATAAATCACCAGTTGCATTCGTTATATAAGAATCAGTAGCGTTATGCCATAGTTTTAAATCATTACCTGCACCAAATTTAGCTTCAACGCTATCTGCAAAAGATAAATCAGCATCTAACTGTTCTATATGTTCAGCACCGACTGCATCATCTGCAATCTGATCAGCTCCTACTGCATTGTTCGCTATTTTATCTGAGTTGACTGCATCATCAACTATTTTATTTGTTGATATAGCATCATTAGCCATTTTCTGCTCAGTACATGCATTATCTGCAAGATGAACAGCATCTATACTTCCATTAACATAGTGTTCTGAATCAATTGCGTCATCTGCAATCTTAGCTCCAGTAACTGCGTCACTAGCTAACTTAGCTGTTGTAACATTTGCATCAGCAAGCTTGGCTGTTGTTACAGCTCCAGAAGCTATCTTAGCTGTTGCAACTGTACCATCACCAGGAGTAGTAATAGTTAAAGCTGAACCAAATTGTATAATAAATACAGTAGAGTTAGATGGAGGAGCTGTACAGAATCTAATAGTATCACTATCAGTTAAGTAGAAACCTTCTTCACTAGCACTATAAGTACCAGTATTAGGTTTCTGAACAACACCATTAACACTAACCATTATCTGATAAATACTAGTTACAGCTGCAGCACTACCAGAGGTAGAAGTTTCTTTTAAGTCAAAACTTGTATCACTACCATCCCATGTAGCTGCTGTAGTTGTACCAGCATCAACAGGTACTAAGAATTTAAAATCACCAGATGATGTAACTTCTTTCCATGCAGAAGCTGCTGAATCATAGACTTTCATCTTATCAGCATTTGTGTCGTATATTAGATCACCTTCATCATTATTAGATCCAGGTTCTCCAGCTACTACACGATACCTAGCAGCAAAGTCATTTATATCATTACTTAAGCTAAGTAGATCAGCTTCTTTAAGTGTTGCTTTGTGGTAGTTATATATCTGACCAGAGCCAGTAGAACTAACCATCATAGCTACACCAGCATCAACAGTAGAACTGTTAAAATTAGAAGCTATATTATTGATAGTTACTGTTGAAGAACCTACAGTTCTACCTGTAGTACTAGTACCAGAACCATTAACAACAAGACCACCAGCGTCTGCAATACTAATTACAACACCAGCTGCAGGTTGTGTGTTAGGGAATGCAGCATCTGTTGCTATAACTTCAAGACCACCAATAGGTGCAATCTGAGCTGCAACATAATCCACAACAGCACCAGAGGTAGGAACATGAGAATCACTATCTGAGATAGTAGTTTGCTCACAACCTATCTTACCAATAGTAATGGCATCATCTGCTATCTTATCGGTAGTTACGTTAGCATCAGTAATCTTAGCTGTCGTAACAGCGTTAGAAGCTACTTTAACAGCTGTAACTTGTCCATCTGCAAGGTGTGCAGTATCAATAGATGCATCTACATAGTGTTCTGAGTTGACAGAATCATCAGCAATGTTATCTCCATCTACAGCGTCATTTGCTAATTTAGCATGAGTTACATTAGCAGTTGCTATCTTAGCTGTAGTAATATTAGAATCAGCTATCTTTGCAGTTGTGACTTGATTGTCACCAATATGAGCTGTGTCTATAGATCCATCTACATAATGTTCAGAATCTATTTGATCATCAGCAATTTTAGCATTTGTGACCGCATCAGCAGCTATCTTAGCAGTTGTGATTTGTGAATCAGCTATATGCTCAGTATCAATAGAAGCTGCGGCATAATGTTCAGAGTTAACAACATCATCAGCTATCTTAGCTGCAGTTATTGCGTCAGCTGCTATTTTAGCAGTGGTTACATTACCATCTGTAATTTTAGCTGTTGTTACAGCAGTATCCGCTAATTTTGCAGTAGTAATTTGAGCGTCTGCTATCTTAGCTGTTTCAATAGAACCATCTTGATATTTAGTAGATGATAAAATTGCATCTGCTAATTTAGCATTGTTAATAGCTCCATTTGCTATCTTATCTGTAGTTACTTGTGAATTTGCAATATGACTTGTATCAATACTTCCATCTACTAATTCAGAAGAATCGACAGAGTTAGCTGCCAACATTGTGGCTGTAACTGTTGCTGTGTCTCCTGTAGTTACTACTGTTCCTGTTACGTTAGGAAGAGTAATTGTACGATCAGCAGTAGGATCAGTAACCGTAAGAGTGGTCTCATAAGCATCGTCTGTTCCACCTTCAAATATAATTGTATTATCTTCACCTATTGTTAGGTTACCTGTCATAGTACCACCAGTAGAAGATAACTTCTGCTCATCGTACTCCATAGCCTTCCGCATTAACTGCTTCTGGTTATTATTAAGATCAGCTGATGTGATTGATGCTCCAGGTGTATAGGTTGCTCTTGGTGTAGGAGCACCCATATCAGTAACAGGTCTTATTACTATTGAACCACTAGATAAATCAGCTCCACCAATATGTATAGTTTTAGCTGATACATCTACTGTATATTCTCGGGGTGAGGCGGATTCATTAATTGTTGAAGCAGTATAGGTTAACGCTACGTTATCTAACTCTACTTCAACTTCTGTTGCTTTGAATACATCGAAACTCCCAGAGTAACTATATGTATTCGCAGCCCCTGTATTTTGGGAATGTGTTTTTGTTACTTTTGTATGTGCCATTTAGTTTACTTAGGGAATTGATTTATTGTTTTTTCAGGGAAACTAAGATCTAAAATCTCTTTCCGATTATCCCTTGTCTTTGAATCCTTACCATCTTTTTCTGCTTTAAGTTTCATTACTCTTGCGTAACCTGGATGATTTGGCTGATTAATTTTAGCCCAAGCCTTAGCTCTAGCTTGATTCATTACTTGATCTATAAGAGTATTATGAGGATATGTATTTGGATCTAAATCCCAGTTAGCAGGATTTTTACTATCTTTCTGCATATCTTTCATAGAATTCTTAATATCAGGTCTTTTAGCTAGATAATTAAGAGCTTCTTCTACATTTTTAAACTTCTTAAATCCAACCGTAACTGGAACAGTTCCTATAGCATTCTGGAAGTGTGCTCTAACATGAGCATCCTTAACAAAGGAGTATCCACCATAAGCATAGGTTGTAGATTTCAGATCATAATTACTATCTAATAGAAGGCGTCTTCCAGGTGAAGATTTTCTAACATCAAATCCAACTGGTGATACAGCATTGAAAGATCTATGTATAATATTCCAATCTTTAATTGGTTCACCATTTAATATATCACTTTTTTCTGGTAGTTTATCCTCTCCAGCTAAGAATTCAGAAGCTTGGTTTCTATTTCTAATATTAGTCCACATATCAGAATTTAATTCTTTCATGTGTGGATTAACCCATTTACCAAATTCATTCCTTAGACCTGCAAGTGGTATACTATTATTTAATATATTAGCAGCACCTTTATTGAATGCTCCTGGTTTCATCTGTGCAATTTGCAACATCTGATCTAAACCAGACATATATGTTTTACTTGTAACTCCTCTACCTATAACAAATGCTGCAGCTTGTAAACGTTTCTCAGCCCACTCACTACCCATTAGTTCCATATTATCACCAATATCAGCGATAGAAGCGAAGATAGTATTATAAGGTTCTAATGAAGAATAATCAAATCCTACATCACCTATGTATATATGATTAGGTTTCCATCCAGCATTAATCCAGTTCTGTCTAAGCTGCCTATCAGCAGGACCATTACCAGTCAACTGTCCAGCCATATACATACCTGCAAAGGTTGTAACTGTAGCTGCACCAACTGCTTGTCTACCTGCAAATAAGTTTCTAGCATTAGCTAAATCATTAGCATTTTCTATACCATACTTAAATAAAGGTGTGAAATCATCACCTGTATGTCTAAGTATATCTATTGATTCTTTATGTAAAGCACCAAGTAATGGGGTATTTTTATATGTAAAGTTTAATCCATTAATACCTGTTCTAGCAAATAGATAGAAAGGTCTTACTAAAGGTTTATCTTTTAATAAGTTATCTAGTTCTTTAGAGAAACCAGTTAATTCAGAAGTTAATGTTACTTCTTTAAACTGTTTATTCAAGTAAGAATCAAGACCTACATCTATATTCCCATCAGCATCTAATAGATTTTTGAAATGTATATCTTCAGCTTGCTTCATAAGATCAGTTGAAAAATCAACATGATCTCTACCAGCAACTTCTAAAGCTTGCCTCATTCCAATCTCTTTAGACCTTGCTCTTGCTAATAGCCACTTAAATGTGTCATCAATAGATGCTAAAGCACGTGGGGACCAGCTGAGAAGTTTATTATTATTTAAAGTTCTAGCTGTATTAGCCATATAGAAAGCTGCTTTATCACCAATAGTACCATTACGCTCTGTCCATTCACCAAATAAATGCCAGTTCTCATCACCTCTTGTCATAGGTTCAGAGTATCTAGTTCTAATATCAGCTATATCTGCATTCCATTTAGATTTAAAAGTCTTTCTAAAGACTTGTGTAGCTTCAGGTATTAGTTCAAACATACCTTTAAGCTTTGCAAGTGAAGCTTTCTGACTAGCTATATCACCTGTAAATGGTCTTCTTAAAGTAGCACCAGCAACTTCATTTATAGCATTTAGATAAGAGTTTACAGTAGTACCAAGTAAAGCTCTCATTGGTGTTTTAGGACCACTAAGAATGCTATTTATCATAACACCTTGTAGCTCTTTGATTAATACACCAGTCTTAACCTTACCGTTAAATTCACCACCCCTAATCTTTTGTCTCATCCATTTATCAAAGTCAGTCCAATTATGAATATTAGGAGAAGCTTTCCATACATCTAATAGTCCTTCTGCTAATTCGTCAGAATCACTATTTTCTAGTACTTGCATCATGAATCTAACACCATCATGAGCTTCTTGATGGAATTCACTACCTTTTTTAGCTACGATACCTTCTATCTCTTTAATCATCTTAGGTGTTAAAGATTCTTCACCAAGATCTGCTAATCTTTTCTGAGCTAATTCCCAAGTAAATCTAGTTTTCTTAGCATTAGCTAAACCCATAACAAGATTATCAGATATTTTTCTTATTGGACCATCTGTAGCAAATAAATCACCCTTACCTAATTGTTCTCCAGCAGCATCAGATAAATCTCTAAGTCTTGTAAATAAAGATTGATTAATAGCATCTGCGACTTGTAAGTTTTTAGTTACAAATCTTTGACCATCAGTAAGTTTTGCACCAGCTTTTAATTTAAAGTCAACTAAATTCTTACCCCAAAATTCTTTAATAGAAAAAGAACCATTATTTCTATTGATAAGATTTTTAATATTTTCTAATGAGCTTTCAGCTAAATTACCTAAAGTACGTGCATTTAATGGTAAATTATTTATTTGTCTTTGAATATTAGGTGCTTGCCAATAATCATCAGCAGCTTTTGAAACCCATGGATCAGGTATACCTTCTTTTGCGAATCTAGCTTTTTGAACAGGTGTATATAAACCATCAAGTGTACCACCTTCTATACCAATTTGGCCACTCATTTCATCGGCTTGATCCCATACATCTGCTATACCTTTTCTTACATCTGCACCGCCTTGTCCTGCCATACGCTTCCCATTTTTGAAAGCTCCGTATGTTGAATCTAATTCAGCAGGAGTAGACCAAGGATCATTCCATACACTAGATGGACCTTCTGAACCTTTGAGTGCTTGACTTTGAGCAGCTTCTAATTCATCACCTAAAACTTGATTACGTGTAGCCCATATATCCCCATCAGTTTGTATTTTAGGTTTAGCTTTTGTACTAGTTGATAGTTGTTCAAAGTTTGGTTTAGATATCTTCCCTTCATCAAGTAATTTTGAAATAATTGTATCAGTTTGATTTACTCCTTTGCCGCTGATTTTTCCACTAAGTCTACTAATGGATTTAAAAGCTCCTTTAAAAAGCGTATTACCAATTAATAGTCCACCTGATTCAGCAACCATTTCTCCACGTAGAAGTTCCAGCTTTCTACTTGTTCCACTTTCTATCCCATGCATCATTTGGGTTCCAGAAATATTAAGTTCTGGATGAGCTTCCATTAACTTGCGTACTTGCGGATTAGTACCTTTGAATGTTTGCATTGCAAAAGTATTTGTATCAGCAAATATATTAGTTGGAATGGTTTCAGTCGCCCAAGTAACACCAACTGCTTTAGCAACATTAGGTAAAACCCAACCTAAACTTTTTGTTCCTGCTCCTGTTAAACCTGCTCTACCAATATATGTCGCACCACCAGGGACAAATAAACTAGCAGTCATAACTGTAGTATATCTACCTATATCGAACATGACAGGATCAGACCAAACTCTGTCTATTGGTCTTGAATATGCATAAGCTTTAGAACTTCTATTTTTATGTCCTATTACTATATCATCTAATTTTGAATCATGGTTTTCAAAAGCTTCTGTATCGAACCAAGAGAGAGGGTCATTCCATACTTCTTCTTCTTCATCTGTTATACCTGCATGGAGTCCTGCAATAGTTTTTTCTCCTGCACCTAATACATCTCCAAGGAACTGTTGCATACCTGCAGACCAGCTTTGTCTCTGCAGTTCACCTTTCTGTTCTCCACCAATACCAAATACATTACTTATACGTCCTCCTAAACCTTCTCTTTCAAAAGATGTGGCTCCTAGTATACCTTTTCTTTTTTGATATATAAATCTAGCCATAGGCTCACCTGAAATGACAGCTATTCTGTCTATTTTTGTAGGATCACCATCTTGTAAATCTGCCAACCATTCTTGAGTCTTCCTAGCATCCCATTCTGGAGTAGGATCATCTTCTACACCAAATGCCCTTTGTATTATATTAGGGCTTATATCATGCCAATCGGCATATGTAAATTCACCATCACCATTTCTATCATATCTAGCTGTAAGAGTTGGGCTAGCTCTGATCTTCATGACAGTATTATAAACATTCAGTTTATTGGAATGCATACCATTTTTATCATATTCAGCCCATAACTGTCTTTCTTCATCAATCAAATCATCTTCCATATTATAGTCGATGATTATATTTTCATCAACCCCAGCAGCTCTTAATACATCTATAGGTATTTTACCTGTAGTAGGGTCTACATATTCTGCAAAGTTATTAGGACCAATTTCTGGTAATGGTTCAGCTTCTTTAGGTGTCCACGGCTCTTCTTCAACAACTTCTGTAGGGGTTACAGGTGTTTCTTCAACAGGTGCTTCAGCTGTAGGTTGTCCTTCAACTGGAGCTTGTTGTCCAGCTTGGACTTGATTTTCTGCTTCTACTTGAGCAGGTGTTCTCCAGTCTTGTTCAGGGTATGCTTGTTGAATTTCTTCAACTTGATTTTCATATCCTTCGGTTTCTATACTGGTATCTGTATTAGTGGTATTTGCAGGGTCGAATTGTAATTGATCCATTATGCTCTTTTACCTCCATCCCATCTAAAAGGTACATCTGGTTGACTTTCCATCCAAGCTATGTATTCAGGAGAATTATAATATTCTTCTAATGAAGCAAACTTTGGTGGTATAATACCACTATGCATCTGAGTTCGTTTTAAATCACTTTTCTGTTGAGCTGTCATTGGAGGTTCTTTTGCTTTCCAAGCTGCTACATCTGCTTTTTGTTGTGGAGTCCATTTTGGTTGTGGTTGATAAACCCCACCCCAAGGGTTAGGCGGAGTAACAGTTCCCGGAGAAATCCTATTTAGCCAAGGTAAAAGTTGATCTTGTTCATCCCATACAGACCTGATTCCAGTAAGACCTCTTTCTTGGTCATTTACTTGATTCATTGCATATAAATAATTTGCAGTGGAAGGATATTTCAAGGAAGCGGCTACCTGTCTATTGATACGTGAACTACCATATGGATCTGGTATAAGATTACCGTCTTTATCTTTTCCTGTAATATAATCCATAGCTTCAGGACGTCCAGCAGTAGATAAACCCTCGTGACCAGAAGCTTTAAGTTGAGCATCAACTAATGCCCACCATCCACCTTCTCTAGCATTCCTACCACGAGCTATACCTTTATAATACTGTAAAGCACCTTTATCCATATAAAGACCTCTGATGCCATGCTTCTCTATATTATCTTTAATAGAAGTTATTTGACGATGACCATAATCACCACCGATAATCTTATTAGTTACACTCTTAGGATTATCTAATATCTCTTGTTTTGCTCCATGTATTTGAGCTACTCTAATATGTCCAGCTTTTAAATCTCTTTCAACACTTTGTCCAGTAATAACATATTTACTACCTTCACCATTAGTTCTAATTTCAGTGAGTACTCCCATTGAATCAGCTATTGGTTCACCAGTTTCTTTATCTGTAACTTGTTGTGCATGTAATGCTAAGTGACTAGCTTGTTTAGAAGAGTATCCCATTGCTACATAACTATTATATTTTTGAGCATAATCAGCCTTAGCATTTGCCATGGCTTCTACATAAGCAGGGCTCTTCTCATTACCTTTGATACCCATATTAGTAAATGCTGTATCAAGATGAGCTTTAATCTTCTTCTCAGCATCATGCTTCTTAAGAGCACCTTCTTCTAGTTTAGTAGCTTTGTCTCTATATTCAGCAGCAGCTTTAGGATGAAATGAATCTAATTGTTCATTAGATATATAGCCGTTTTGACTAGCCATAAGATCTTCAATTAAATCTTTATCTTCTCTTTCATCTCTATCACTAGCAGTTTCATATTTTTCTACATCTGATGGTATAGGTAATCCTAACTCACCATATCTTCTTTTATACTCATTAACCTCTTGTGAAGTTAGATCACCTTTTCTAGCTTTAAGTTTAAACTCATTAGTTAGTTTTGTACCAGCTGAATTAATGAATTTTTCTTCATCATTAATTTCTTTTACATAACCTTCTCTAATTTTTTGCCTGATTTCCTTTGTTCTACCTGGCCATTGTTGAGAAAATGTAGTACCTTTTTTTACACCAAGCTCTTTACACATACGATCAGACATAGGTTGATCTAATATCTTATTCGCATATTCAGGATTTTGCTGTTCGATACCTTCTGATATTAACATTTTTTCTACTGCTTTCCATGCACCAGCATTTCCTACTAAATTACCATCAGTATCTATGGTAGCAGAATGTACAAGTAATAATTTTTCTAAATGAACTGCTGTCTTATCTGATCTCTTCCATTCTAAATTAGCTTTCTGTTGAGTATTCATTGAAGATTCAACATTATATTGCTCTCTATATTTAGCTATTTGAGCTTCCTTTGCTTTTTGTATAGCATCTTCAGTTTTAGAAAGCCTCAACATTTCTGGTGAATATTTATCTATACCATGAGATTTCCTTATATCCTCAGCAAGTATTTCTATAGCTGCCTGTTTCATAGGGAAAGCCATATTCTTATCTTTTATCTCTTGAGGAGTGAATGTGATACCACCAAGTTCAATTGGTTTATCACTATTCTGCATAGCGTGAGCTAGCTTATCTTCAAAGGATTCATTAAATATTCGTAGCTTTTCTTGAGCAAAACCTACTTGTTGCCAAGGAGATAACTGAGCTAATCTATCAGCATCAGGATAAGCTGAAGTACCTGCTGCAGCAAGCATTTTCTTCTTAAGTCTATGGTATTCCATATCCATAGCTTCAGCACTTTCAAACTCATATGCTAATTCACCTACTTTTTTAGCTTCTTCTATAGCAGCTATTTTCTTAGCATATTCAGGTAGATTTTTAGCTTGTTCTAATCTTGCTTTTCTTTGTGCCGCTACACCTTCAGCTATTTGTTTCTCTTGATTTCTCTTTCTCCAAGCTTTTAATTCTTCAGAAAAAGGTTCTAATCCTTTTGTAATTTTATTAACATGATCTATACCCCACTTACCTTCAGCACGACCTTGTTCTCTAAAGGCTTGCTGCTCTTCTTGAGAATGTCTACGTTCTGCAGTTTTGAGACGTTCTATGTTTCTATTAAATGATCTAGACATAGTTCACCTCTATCCTATACCGCCTTTATTAGCTTTCCAGTCTTTATAACCAGTCAAACCAGTTTGAGCTAATCCTAAGAATAAACCAGCTTTACTCGGTTCTTTATCAAGCCATGGTTTAGCAGGTGCTCTTCCATGTGTAGGAGCAAATGCCACATCCATAAATAAATCTCTAGATCTATCAGATGCTTCTCTGAATGCCTGTTGTTTTCTCATGGTGGTTTCTTCTTTAGCCATCATTTTATTATGAATCAATCTGGCTTTTTTATAACCAGCTTCTTTAGCTGATTGAGCTGCTAATCTACCTGCAGTCCTACCTGTCTGCTCACCTGCATAAGATTTTGTATGCATTTCTTTTATAGCATCTTCAATCTCAAAATCATTCTTAGCAAATAGTTGTTTTAACTGTTGGTCATCAGAGCTCCATTGATCTAATAAAGCTTGATAAGTACGGTCTTGTTGGTATTCTTGTTCTTGTACATCATTTAGATATTTAACATTTTCAAGGCTTGCTTCTCTTAAATACTCTTGTTGAGCACGTTTATGTGCTCTTAACTTGCCTGCGTTACTGTGTTGTACAGCTGCTGACTGAGCGTTTGATTGGGCTATTTGGGAGGCTCCTGACAGAGCCATCGTAGCCATTGTTACTGGTTCGCACACGGCAAAATTCTATAAAGGGTAATTGGTTAGGACCATGTTTAAGTTCCCGTAAGAACTTGAATCCTAAAAACTTTAGAAGTTTTAGATGAGCGGTATTCCGTTTATCTACAATATTCCAAAGAAGTTCTTCTTTTCTACTTTCTACAAATCGTTTAGCTTCTCGTGCAAAGGTGAGTGGGAACTCATGGATAGCAGGTGTGCATAACATCCAAACTTGTCCTTCTCCTTGCACTCCGGCCAATCCGGCAGTCTTACCGTTTGGCACTTCAAACCAAACTGAATCTCCATATAAAGCAGATTGAGGAATATAGAGAAGTGGTTCATGACCATGGCCTTCTTTCACTTCTCTATAATCATCATCACGAAGATGAGAAGCTACATAAAGAGCAGCTTCTAGTGTGATCGGGTGAATGTAATTAGACACGTGAGTAGTATCTTGGTGAATAATCTCCTTCCCAATTCATAGAATGAATAGTAGCTGGAGATGGATGGTTCGATTTTAATATTACGGTTAGGTTATCATTTCTATCATATACTGGAATAGTATGTAAGTAATTTTTCGCAATAGTTGCAGTACTTGCTGCCACATTATCCCACTCTAAGGATTCAACGGTATAAGTATAATCAGATCTCCCTCTTCTTTTAAGTGTAACATCTATAACCC